CCACCATATATAGGGTGAACAAGCTGGCTGTTGCACGGGTCCGCTATTAAGCGAATCCATGCAGCCGTGTTAGGATCAACACCCGATGATTTAATCGGAGCTCTAATGCTCATCTTCTTAGACTTGCGCTTACGCGCTTTTACCTTTTGTTTCGGAGCCGTTGGAGCCTTGACGGTAATGGCCAAATTAGTGGTCTTACCCTTCCCTGACATTTTGTTTTGACAGTCCAGGGAGTAACTGCCTAAATTATTATCAATTATTTATATGAGTTGAAGACCACCACAGAACTGGGGTCTTCTTCAACGCACAAATCTTTCACCCACTGAAGCAACTCAACCTTCCATGTCTCGTCTATATGCCTCACGTTCTGAACGAAATTACCATATCGGACCATTACATCAACGATATTGGCGTGGTTCAGCAGACGGCATACTAACTTAGACACGTTTACGGGAACAGCTAAAGGTGGAATACTCCACTTATGCGAACAGAACTCAAGAACTTCAGTAGTTTCGACTTTCATCACTTTACCTCTACGCTTATAATACTCTCCAAACTCTATTTTATGGGGAACATCAGCCACAGTATCATCACCCATGGCCATGACATCAGCAGCACCTGCTAAGGTGGCCAATATCACACTCATGTGCGAATTACTGGATGAGGTCAAGTAACTGCCACTTTTCATGATACCAGGATATAATTGAGCGTACGCATTACCGTTTCCAGTAAGCATAACACCCAAAGACATGCATCTGATTCTTCGAATGGCCAAAGTCTCAATCCACTTCTGCTTATATATACCATGAGCTTCACACCTATAAACGTAATCACAAAAGTAATCCAATTTATCAACGCGCCAATCCCAGGCACTCACGTCTACACAAACGCGGTTACTCCAACCCTGTACATAATTATACAAGTGTTTCAACCCGCGATCGTTCAACCCCATGCCAGGTTTGGACGCCAATTTCTCAAAGTTTTCTATCTCAAGCCTATTGTGCTGGGAGAAAATGAATCTCTCAACCAGTTGGTCAATAAGCGAAACACTACTTATGAGTCTGAATCTACCTTCGCGCACCTTCTCAGGTTTGTGCGGCTCATTCTTTATAAATACTTTGATGGGGTCACAAAACCCCTTTACAACCAAATCAGTGCTACTATAAGAAAAGAAATCATCATCATCAGCATCTAAAAGCAATCTCAGGCGCTCAACCATTAACTCTAAAATAGGCTTAATGCCTTCAGCATCTCGCCACATCTTGTTGGTAGGATAGCACAGCATGTAAGGGTGGCCTGGACTGGCCTCCCAATTTACATCGCGCAACACCCACTCATGTTCAAGTGGATCTAGAATTAATCCAGGTAAGAGGAACTCATCCTCATCGGAGATTTCCCCTTCACTGTCATGGGAGCACATTCTTTGACGCTCTCTGGCGCCGATTCTTTGGGCGGTTTGGGCCGCCTCCTCGACTTCTTCTTCTGAATAGTCTCGGTCTTCTGCGATGAAAGCTGAATGGATGAGGAGACTTCGCTCTTCCGCACATCCTCCTTGGGGAGGGAAAGCGAATTCACGGAAACCCCACTTCCTTCTTGCTTCGTCCCAGAAGTCTCGATTTGGTCGCTCCCTGTTGGGCAAAGGGAATCCGGCAGGCTCGACGGTGAAGAGGGCCAGGTTTCCACACTGGCTCTCTCCTCCGGCGATAAACCTGACGGGCCAGCGGGTGCCTCTTTCCGCTGGACAGGCTCTATGCGGGACATCAAGAAGTCGCCGAGCTCTTCGCAACCAGGATTGGGCCCGGGAGTCTCCTCCCGGGATGACCCATTTCCCTGGCTCGATCCAGCTCGTTCTTTACGCGATATGTCTGGGGCAGGCGTTTTAGGCAATGGTGGCGCTTTCGCGCGCTCCATATCAGCCCAATTGCTTGTCATAGGCTCATTGATCCAACGATTGTACTCTGCTGGCGGCACATCATCAATGGAATTGTAGACCTTGCCATTGACTGTAACAGTCCGCAAAGCTACAGGTTCCTCGTTCCTGTGTAACTTCAGACGATACGCATGCTTTTCAGCTCGCGCCTCGTCATCCATAAAATAATCGTCAAGAGAGTCCTCGTCTTCATCGTCGTAAGATTTATCAGCCTTGGTAGGCTTTGTATACGCCTTCTTGTTTTTGTTGCGCTTCTTATTAGATCGCTCCTGTTGGGGCAAACGATTCCTAAAAGACTTAAACAACATCGGTAAATAAACACCAAAGTTGCAAGGACCATCTGAAGTGACTCGACCCTGCACGTGAATGCCAACAAGATGCTTTCCTGCTATGATAGGTCCGCCGCTGCTTCCAGCTGCAGTCTCTATTACATAACGTACTTGCAACCCGTTATGGGGAGTGACTACTCCATAAGATTCCGTCCATGTGCTGCCGCTTACCGAATATATGCTGCACCGATCGATGGCTCGACGCATGTCCGCGTACACAAGAGGTCTCACAAAAGCGGATTTCTCAATCCACGCCTTCAGAGCTCTCTCGACGACAATGACAACAAGGTCAAGCTCTTTCTCATCTGATTCCAACATAATCCAATAATCATCTGCATCAATAGGATACCGTTTGTCCGCTGATCCATTATTGACAACCATACATCCATTAACAACGTGTTTCCACACATGCATTGCTGTCGCAATCATGATGCGCTCAGGGAACTCATGTGCTGTAAACGCTGAAGCCATTCCCACGTACATTGCGTCTGCACTATACAAACGAATTTCTCGCGGAGGCGTCTGCGTCAATCTAGCAACAAGTGCTCGACCTGTGGCCATCTCCTTGGCGACAGTGACACCGGCTAACGGCGTCGGACGCGTGTAGTACTTCACGCCACCGATGACATAATGAATGCCAATATGGTCGATCAGTGGTTCCGGGAGCCATTGCAACTGTTCAAGCTTTTGCTTGAAGTCCCTCTCCCGAAAATAAGATAACACGCGATAGGTGATTCGCATCACACCCTTCCATATGACCTTAAGTGTTGAAATCACTAGCCAGGTTAAAGTACCCCACCATGCGATCAACAACACAATAAGCAAACCGGAAAAGCAAAATTGAATCACCCAAACGCGCATAACGTCCCAGTTGATCAACCACCATCCATAAACCTCTGATAGTG